TTTAGCATAAATAGGACCATTTGTACATAAGTTTCCAACTTTTTTCTTTCTTCGATAAAATCTAGCAAATCTGGTTTTTCATCATTCGCCGTATAACCCTATTCCGTGCAAATTCCAACTCTATTTTCTGAAAGTTTTTGACGGATTTTTGACGAATTTGAAATCCAGTTACTTGGAGATGTAAGCATAAAGAGTGCATCCCGTGATGGCAATCCATAAATTTCGCTGGCGAGTTTTCACTCTAATTTTCCTTTTTGCCTCGTCCTCTAACTGTTGCAAGGATTGATTGGCTCTCTCTAATGACCGCTGCGTCGCTTCGTTCAAGCTCTTTGACGCGGTCAGCTCTTTCTGCGCTGTCTCTAATTGCTCCCTCTGCTCGGTCAAGAGCTGCTGCTTGGTCTCGTTGTTCTTCGCGAGCTGATTCGAGTTCGCTTCGAGTCTCGTCAGCTCGCTTTCTGATATCTGATACATCTCCTCGGCCTGCGAGGTAGAACCAGCCGAAAGCCAAAGCAAGGAGCAGAAGGCAAAGAGCAATAGCCTTTTTGTAATTCTGCACATCGTCCCTCCATTTAATACCATTCGCTCATATCGTAATTGCGTCCGTCAATTTCGAATGCATCCGTGAATTGCCAGCCCTGCAGAATGCGTCCAGGGAAATAGTCATGGAAACTGCATTCATCGTTATACTGGGCGCACCAGGTGGGCACGTAATCAGCTAGATCATCTAGGTTCATGCAGTCGGTCAAGGTGGACAGGCTCGCATAGATGCCCGCAGCGTATCCCGCCGCGTTGCATGTGGAAATAAAGGCACTACAGATGGCGGTCACGTCGTCCCTGTCCTGCCCGATCGTTTCCGGGGCTTCTACATCAAACCAAATCCCCAAGGGCGGCGCACCGTATCCCAAGGCTTCCAGAGCTTCAATAACAACCGCCGCCTCTTCTTCCGCCCGTTCTGTGGTCTGGGCGTGCGTGTAGCAGTAAACGCCCCATGGGAGGCCGCGTGCGGCGGCTGCCGAAATGTGCTTCCCGTGAAGCTCGGAGAGCGTGCGCCCTTCACTGATTTTTACGATAACACCCTCTACGCCTTTGTCAATCATATGTGACCAGTTGATGTGATCATTCCAGTCTGAGATATCTATGACTTTCATGACTGCCCCTTTCTTTTCACTAAAGCCGCCAAATTATGTACCGCAGAAATGCCCGCCTCATCCAAGTTTTCGATAATGCTCAAAAACTCAGACGCCGCTAAGTAAGATACGCAAAGCGGCATAACTAAACCGAAACGGTGTACCTGTTCCGTCATGGTATCCATGATAGAGCCAGCCATGACTACGATGACATAGACTATGATCTTCCCGCAAAACTGCACTTTCATAGCCTTGCTGGATATAACGCCCATACGATGGGCCTGCGGAATTGCCTTGATGCTTTCTACAAGGCTAGGCGTATAATCATCAGTCTTGATTGTGTTATGCGCCAGTTCTATCCACTTTGTGGCCAAGTCTATGACAATAAGTATCACGAACAGGGACACAAGCTCAAGATGAAATTGTGCAGCAGCTAGCATCCCACTCGCTATGATTTTTACCTCCCAGTAGTTTCCAAGACGACTGGCCGCTTTGCTGATGGCTTCTGAAAACTGATCAAATTCCATATTTTCCCTCCAAATCCATGATTTCCCCGTCTTTCTATGCTGCTCTTAATAATGAGTGACATCTGGCGTATGGTTGTTGATTTCAGGGGACCATGCTATAGTTACAGGCTCATCACTGTCAGCATCGTTCGTTATCCATCTGAGCAACACGCCAGTACCGCTATGCGTGCCACACCACACGTCGTGCAAAATTCTAGCATCACCATTTACATATTCGGTATCATGGCGCAATACGTGCGCTGTGCCCGGCGTAACGCCAACATACGCAGTGCGTTGTCCGCCAGTCAATTTGATAACCTTCACCCCTTCGCGGATTATAATTTGCCGTACAGTGTCAGAATCTATCTTCAAATATTCACTTGGTATCACTATACTCGCTGCCGATGCAGTAAATGATGTATTGCTTGTAAATGTTCCTGATTTCATTATTCTTTCCTTCCTTTACGGTTATAGTAATGTGTATGTAACTTTTATCTGTTCCTTGTCCTTAATGCCAATGTCGGCAGAATCGCCTACATTTGTGAAAGTACCGTCTGTGCTAACGTGAGTCAGGCTATAATCCTTTCCTTTAATGTGTAAAATACATTTACGGTTTGCTGCTGCAAAAAAAGCACGATAATTAGTTTCGTCTCCGGTCTCGAAGTTTAGTTCATTATAACCCTGATCTTGCAGGTCTATGATTTTGAATCCATCAATCTCCTGTGGCGTTATACTCCCAATTTTGATATTACTATTATCATTGTCAAACGCAGTCCCGAAACCACAAGAAAAGTAGTCGTACTCCGTTGCGGAGCTCATACCATGGTTTTCATGGAGTTCTGCTGTGACGATAAAGGCTTTTTCTTTCTCGCTCGCTCCACTAGCACTAAATGTCATATCGCTATTGATCCTCCCCCCCGCATTGACATTTAATGTCCCTGCGGTATAGCCATCAGCAGCGATAACTTCTGCTTCATAGGATGTACCCTTTGGGATAGTAAAGGAGGACGTGTGATCTGTGCCGCCACTCTTTTTTGGCGTGTACACATGAATCGTCTGATTAGCACTTTGTGTAATTGTTACATTGACATAGGTCACGGCTTCTTTCCATGCAGCATAGATCACACCGTCTTTTTCTACTCTTAAATGGGTTGCATTGGCGTCCGTGGTGCTCCCTAGCTTTACATACCCTTTTGCTCCGTCAACCTCAAGAGCGAGGTAAGGACTGCCGCCTACTTCTTCGGCTGTTGTATAAATATTACAGGTCTCTTCCGTTCCGCCTGTTTTGAGAATGTGAAGTTTTTTTGTAAGTATCCCCATCGTGTCCTCCTAGTCCACCCATATTTTTTTACCGTCAATATCCAACACGGTATCACGATTAACGGCTTTCAGCTTGTCTAATTCTGCATTTACCTCTGCTAACTCCTGCTCGTTCGCCTTCAGATCTGCATACAGACGGTCGCGCTGAAGTTCGACGGTGTGCTTTTCTTCAGCAGTACATCCGCCTAACCAATGTATGATGGCGTTTTTTATTCTATCCATACTTTACCTCCGGGGATGGTTAAGGATGTGGATACAACAACATTATCGGCCGTTACTTTCCCTGTAAAGGTGGGGGATTCTTTCGGCGCATAAGTTTTTGAACCCTCTTTATCGATCGCGCTTTTAGTCCCCTCTTCGATAGCGGCAGCAAGTCCTACCACCTGGGAAACTTCCGTCTCTGGATGCGATGTTTCGTATTGCTTTGTCGTCTCGTTGTAAGACTGCCACGTTTCTTTTAATGCCATTGTTATACTCCTTCCGTCCACACGTCGGCGCCCTCCGGTTTGTCCTTGGAGGAAACAATGGACCAAACTGGTTTGTTTGTCCCATCTGCTTTCTTGATAATAAACTTCGGTCTTGTTTTAATTGATTTGATTTCTTCGGCCATGTCCGCAACTTTAATCGTTGCTGTTTTCCCAGTTTTCTCGCGAATTGCGTTCCCTATAGCTTTAAGATTGGTATCTGATACTAACCCTTTCATGTTTCACCTAGAATTCTTTCTCGTCGAAACTTTCGTAATCAGCAACCGTGCCTGTCCCTGTAGCAAAAGTCCCGTCGGCTTGATAGAATGTCTTGCCTGCTTTGACGTCCGCTACTGTGGCGCTGGTATCTGAAATCTCGACGTACCTTGCTATACCTCCCGTTGTTGTGGGAATAATCACGGAAGGTACACCAGAATATGCAGCTCCGGCTATCTTCACGTCTTGTTTCATAGCGTCTCCTATTTGATGGTGAGTGCTTTAGTGATTGCGTCCTGTGTGACGGAAATCAATGAGAGTGCGCCGATTATTTTTGAACCATTTACATAGGCTGTCTTCCCTTTAATGATTTCTCCTGCGGTCGCTGTCCCATCTTTGGTTTCTACTACGCTGCTGGAGCCGCTCACTCCTAATACGGTGACACCCGCTTTGATATTTCCGGAAATCAGCTTGGCCTGCTCGGCTTCATCGATGATGACTGCACCAGCGCCGTTGTGATAGCCCGCCGGAATGATGTACTTTCCATCCTTAGTGCCAACAGATCCGGTGACTGCACCATTATTTGGCATGGAGCCGGTAACCAGGCCGCCTGCATTGTGACTTGTTTTCCCGACTAGAATGTCACCGGCGCCTGCTGTGTCTGATGACGTGTCGTAGAAATCTGCATTCCCTTCGCCCTTGGCTAATGGAATGGATACTTTCGGTACGTTTTCGTAGGTCGCGCCGTTGATTTTTACATTTTTACTCATACTCTTTCTCCTTATTCGACAATTAGTGCTTCTCCGTTGTAAGAAATTCTCCCGTAGTTCTGAGGGATTTTTCTGACAATCACTTTAGAAAGGCAGCCTCTCACTCCTTCGGGCGTGATGATCTGATCCTTGGCTGAAGGAATGACTTCTCTTTCCTGGTATGACATTTCTTCTCTGGAACCAAACGAGAGAAACTCTCCTTGAATCTGAGGTTCTGCAGTGAAGATCCCTTTAAGCGGTCCCATCAGAACGTCACCTCTTCGCAGATCTTCAGAATATGCGGAGGGATAATGGTTCTTACTGTCCCGTATTGCTTCGTAAGCTGCACGTCATAGCAGTATCTTCCGTATGGAAGGGCCTTCGTGTCTTCAGGCATGAGAAACAGCATCCCGTTGGTGATTTCTTTTTGAAAAAGTGCTTCGCCGTCTGTTGTCTTTTTCTTGACGGTAAAAAGGACTTTGTCTCCCTCTTCGAAGTTGTACTCTGTATCATCCATGTACGTGACTTTTAAAGGGAATACGGCAGTGTCTCCCCTTGTCAGGTACAGGTTGTTCTGTATGACTTTGTACATAGCTACCTCCTAGAATGATTTGTCATCAAATTCAAGGATCATGGAAATGGCGTCCTGAATTTTCTGTGAGGTTTCGTCTTTGGTGTAGTAGCGCTCAGGATCGAATCCAGCCGCTTCTTTAGCGATTTCCGAATAATGTTTTGCACTCTCTACCAATGTAAGAAGTTCCTCCTTGATATTCGTTCCGTAGGTATCAAGACTTTCCAGTAGTTTTCTGGTATAGTCCTTAAGATCCGTTTCGGATCCGTCTTCAAGTTCCATGACGAAGTCTTGCAACTCTTTCTTCTTAACTACGAAAATTTTCAAAGTTTCCTTGGCATTGATCTCGCTGGCTTCTGCACGATCGGCGCTCTGCGCTGCTGCATTTGCAGATTTCTTTGCCTGATCTATGTACTGCCCTATGGCATTCTGGTAGTCTTCGTTGACGAGCTTCCCGCCTCTCCAAACGATGACATTCCCCTCTTTGGGATAAGGGAAATTCGTACGGTAAGCATCCGGATCAGCCGATTCCGGGATCTGAATGTAGCGTTTCTGCTTCTCATTCAAGTCCTGGATGATCATGGTGATTTTGTCCAGTGCATCTTCGATGACATCGAACGGCCATACATTTCCTAATGAAGACTCTTGGTTAATCTTGATGCTGCGATAAATCAGAAGACGCTCACCATACTGAAGGGCTGGCGGTCGCTCGGCTTCCGGCTTGTCTTCTCCAGGGGAATAGCCCGGATAATGGACCACCCTGGATGTATCGTCAATGAAGTAGTCTTTTGCGAGCTCTGTGGTCTCACCTTCTGTATCAACGACGGCAACGGTGATGTCTTTCTTTTCCAAAAAAGGAAATGGAATTGGGAATACGGTATTGTTCCCGTCTCCTTTATACAACGCTCGATTGACGTTTGTGTTGATCATATGCTTCCTCCTTTCTAATCCTTTCAGTAAGGCTTCTTACGGATGGCAGTCAATCAGCCGATAATAAAATCGTTCGATCATTTTTTCTTCTCCTTGAGTGTTTTGTCCCAAAGTGATTTTCTAAACCAATCCCACATGGTGAATTCGGTATCTGTGCAGGCTATTCGCATGAAGTTCCATAAGGCGTCTGTGATGGTATCCGGAACGGGTATGGATGTCCTTGTGATGGCTTTGGTGGCTCCTCGCCCCATCTCGATCAGGTCACCTTTCTTGGCAGCTTTTAGGAAATTTTCCATGTGTTTCAACATATCAAAGAAGAGCGCGTCTGGAGCGGCGGATCCGAAGGATTTCCCGGTAAAGAAATCTACGGTCCACGGGACGGCTTCTCTTACGAGAGGGACACCGCCAATGGGCCCGCCGGAAGCGAGGACGTGGAGGAGTTTCTTCTTCCATTTATCTTTATCATCAGAGTCGTCCCCGATTTCTCGTAAGGTTGTTTCAACTAAAGCGCCTAGGATCCACCAATACCACGTGGCCGCAAGGAGTGGCTTCACGTCTCCCTTGTCGTATAAGATGTACCCTGCTCGGATAAACTGGTTCGTGACAAGGTTCGTGTAGCTGAAGAAGGTGGTCATCTGTGCAAGAATTCCGTTCTTTCTGGTAAAGCTGGTCTGGTCTTTGGTCTCATTGGATCCGAAAGTCTCTCTCACAGCCTTATCTGCCAGTCTCACGGCTTCCGCGTCCATCTCTTCTCGGGTAAGTTTTCCATCGACTTCCATCACGGCCATAGCATTCTTGTATGTGTAAAGCCATTCCGGCAGGGAAAACATTTCATCTGTTGCCTGGATAAGCCAGTAGGCCTTGGAGTTTAAGGTATCGACGCCATACTTGCCGTGCTCGATCTTGGAGCGGAGCTCGGACTCGTTCTTCCCTACCGGCAGTCTGTCCTGCATGTACATGTCTCGGTCGATGGTGGCCCCTCGGTCTCTCATCATGGTGGACTTGCCTTGAATGAAAGCACGCTGCTCTTTGATGTTTCCATGGAAATAGAAATCCCCTACGGCCTTTAGGGCGTTCATAGCGCCCATCCTTTCCATCATGCCTGTGATGTTCCCGATATTCAGTAAAGCGGTGGAAAAGCGGAATCCCATTGTCGTGAAGTTGAATCGCCGCCGGGCTCTGCCTAAGGTAGAGTCCCATTCGGTCATGTCCTTAATGGAAGAGTGCCAGCAGTCCTTGGCCCATCCCTGCAGCAGGGAAAGGGTTTCCGGGCCTGCGGTGTTTTCGATGGCTGCCACGACTTCTTTTCGATTGAGGAGCTTGTAGACGTCTACGGTGGCTTCTCGCATAGCGATGTGCTGCATGGCTTCATTGACGGCCTCTACGTATACGTCGAGGTCGAGGCGGAGCTTCTGCCCACCGGATGTTCCTGCACGTTGCTTGGTGCTCCCCATGCCTAATGAGAAGGAGGAAATATTCTGCATGTCCATCTTGGCGATGTCTGTTGTGGAGAAGTTGCTTGTCTTCGTGCTGCTTAATGGATCGTACTTGATTCTATAGTACGCGCCATGGATGACACGTCCCGACTTCAGCGTGAAATCTTCGCCCTGAACTTTCCCTAAGGGCGTGCCGTAGAGATCATTCTGGACTTTGTTTCTCTCGCCCCAGTAAGAATTCAGGTGCTTCCATACGCTTTCTACGAAGTCCCAGTCCTTGTCATTGAGGTTCTTATCCAGCATGTCCAGTATGGTTTTCTCGTCGGTGTTCAAGGTATCGCTCAGCCACAAGGTCTCTATGAGTCGTTCCCTGTTGGACTTGGTGCCGAAGTTCAAGGCCATGGCGAGGAGCTGCTCCTTGGTGTAGGCAACGGGTTTGCCTCTTTCGTCCAGCCCTACGGTGTAGAGCTTCTTGCTTCGGATCGCCGTCCATTCTTTTCTGGAGTAGATCGCGAAGTTCTTCCGGAAGGTGATTCGGGCTGCACTCTTTAGCTCTCGCAGATGGGCAGCCGCTTTGTCCATGGGTTTATAGAAATACTCGGCAGCAGACTTTCCCAGCCGTTCGATCAGAATCTCAGGAAGTGTAATGTCTTTGATAAGGCTGTGGATTTTTGTCCCCAGCCTGTCCAGGCTGGTGGCAGTCTGGTTCTTGAGTCCCGGAGTGGCCACGCGGTGCGTCCAGTTGCCTAAAATCTCATCGTGGATCTTTTGTGCTGCATCATCAAAAGAGGTGCCTAAGGTATTCCCCTCGTACTCTCTTCGCCCCAATTTGTAGACAGCTTTCATGACTTTGGCCATTTCCCGGAACTGGTCCATGGTAAGGTCTTTCAGCTTCAAAGAGGTAGAGCCTTCGAAGGCGCTTCTCATCCATCCGGGAATGATGTCTTCAGCAAAGTAGTTTTCATTGTCCATGGCCTGCATCGGATTTATCTCTATGGCCAGCCAGCGCCAGTTGAAGGGTCTCTCCTGCCCGCTCTCGTCAATAGGCAAGATGCCGTCTTTCTTTGTGAGGCCTAAGACGTATGCCATGTGCTGCACGAAGTAGCGTGCGTCGTCCTTCATCATGACTGGTTTATCCGTCCGGGAGATGCGGTTCAGGATACCTAAGATGCCGTAGCGCTCCATGCCGTTTTCATTAAGAAGAGGCGTGGTGACTTTCCCGCCGCCTCCATGAAGGGTGCGACGGATTTCTTCTTCGTTTGCCCTGGCGAACTTGGCCATGGTGAGGCACTGCGCCTGCTCGCGTTTCCAATAAGCAGCGCCTTCCCAGTCATTGTCTGCGGCCGCTTTCATGGCGCGGGCTTCTGCAATCTGTGCCTTATTCTCCCACCATCGCCAGCTGGTGGCATGAGAGAGTTTCTCGCCCCCTAATGTATTTCTGGCGTCCTCTTTGATTTCCCTCATGTCGAAGCGCATGGCGTCTCTGGACTCTTTGAGGCCATCTACCATAGTCTGTAGCTGCACCGCAAGATCAGCAGCGGTGAGTTCTGCGTCTTTTGTGGTGCTGTCGGCCTTTGCTCTTTGGGCGCGTTCCTTCTCAAGCTCAGCCTCAAGGGCCCGCATGTTTCCTTCCAGAATGGTCTGTGATTCCTTTCTGGACTTGTTCTCGCTCTTGGCTGCTGCGGCCTCTGCTTTCGCTTTTTCAAGCTGCTCTTTTAGCAGCTTCTTCTGCTTCTCCAGCTTTGCGATCTTATCTTCCGACTTGGCGATCACATCTGTCTGCTTGTCGATCTCTGTTGTTTCTTTTTCGGAAACAAGTCCCAATCGCTTGCGAATTTCTCTCGCAGTCTTTTTCTTGTCTTTGGACCGTTTAAGTTCCATCTGCATAGAATTGACGAGATGGATGTAAGCAGAAACTTTCTTTTCAAGCAGCATGGCTTCGATGCGAGACTTCTTGGCCATGCCTTCTGGGGATCGAAGAATTTCTTCAGCCATGGCCCTGATGGCTTCCGGGGTTAATGCTTCTTCCCGATAGTGCTGCACCATCTCTTCGATGTGCTTGTTCCACCGTTCTTCCGTGGCGCCGCCAGCGGCTCTCAGTTTCTCTTTCAGATCTTTTTCTGTGAGCCCGGCCATTTGGAGAAATTCGTCACGGTCTTTCTTTGTGGGGAATGTGTCGGAGTTGTAAATGGTCTCGATCTGATAGATCTCATTCTCTTCTCCCAGAGACTCGATGAAGCTGGTTCTCTCCTCTTCAGAAGAAATGGAGGCTTTGAAGTTTTCGATGGCTTCTTCTTTCACCATATGAAGGTAGTAACTCATGGCTTTCTCCAGAGCTTTGTCCTTGACGCTCTCAGCCCATGCCTTGAGGTTGCCCAGTTCGGACTGGTTCACGTCGATGGTCTTATCTATCGCTTCCAGTTTTCGCTGCGCGGCCCATGCGTTGATCTCGCTTTCTGTAGAAATCATACGATCGAAGATGTCTTTGATTTCAGGCGTAAGTTCTACGTTCCCCAAATTCTTTGCTGTCTTGTAGATATCCGTCAACCACTTCTTGAACCGCCGGAAGACGCCCTGCATTTCTTTGGTGGGTGCGCTGCCGTCCATGAGGTATTTCTCGAAGCCTCGAGCAAAGCGTTCCTGCATCCAGCGTTCTAAGGCACCGGCCTTCCCTGCTCTGATGTCTTCGGCATACTTGGTGAATTCCTTCTCTAAAATGGTCCCCTTGTACTCAGAGAGGTGATCTTCGGAAAAGGCGGCCCATGAACGAATGGTAGAGAGATCGCCCTGCATGCTCTTCAATGCAGCGCGTGCTTTCGCCGTATCCCCGTTGAAGTAGGTGGCGACATTCTCTTCGCTCATCTGACTCATGTTCTCCAACATAGAGAGGAACATATGAGCGCCTTCATGGATAACGGTAGATTCATTCGCACCGTCGAAGAGCTCGATGACGTTGGCGTTTCTATCGTAGGCGCCCTGGTATTTGTTTTGGAAATAGACGTTCAGCTTCTGACCTAATTCTTTGGCCTTCGCTTCTCGGTCGCCTTCTATGTCCTGGTCATATTCACGAACCACGATACCTTGTGATTCCAGAAAGTTTACCGTTTCTTCCGATGTCCCCTTTGGAATGACAGCGCCGGAGAATTCGTCGAACGTCACCTTCCTGGCTGGCTTGGCTTCGAAGTAGTCCGTCGTTACCTTGTCCGCTTCCTTCAGAAAATCTTTGATGTGCTGGAGGAATTTCTTATCTTCCGGAAATCCGTGCAGATTTTTCTTCCCATCTCTCGTGTCCTTCATGAGCTCAGCCAGATCCATGTCTAAATCCATGCCGTAACTGCCGCGGAGCTCAGCCGCTTCGTCTATCAGGCGATTGTACATGTCTTCCGCCTTCTTGTACCGCGCGAGTTCTTTCTTGTTCGGCGCAAGGAGTGATTCATGGTTTTTGATATCCCTAATTGACGTGAACTTTTTGGAAAGGAAAGCAAGCAAGCTGTTGAAGCCGTAGTTGATACCGCCTGGTCCTTCGTTGTTGGTACCGCGGTATTTTTTCATCAGCTTGACGATATTGTCGATGTTGAACGCGTATTTCTTTCCGTTGTCCCAAAGGTATTTGTCCTTGTAGAGATTATCGAATTCGGAGCGAACAAAAACAATAAACTTATCCATGCCCGCTTCTTCGATGGTCTTCTGTATGTCTTTTTCAAAGGCCTGCTTATCTACTTCTTCACGCGGTTTCTGCAAGGCGCTTTTCTCGTACTCGTTTGCCCATTTGCTGAGCAGCTGGGCTCCGTCTATAGTGATATGTCCATCTTTCTGAAGCCGTTCCAGCCGCCTCTTGTTAAGGCCTACAAGTCCCTCTTTGTTCTTGATCTTTTCTTCTAGTCGCTTGAAATAAGGCTGGCACGCTTTATCCAGTTCGAGGAACGCACTGTTTTTTGTTCTCGGCCTTTTCCTCAAGGCAATAAGAATGCCTGGATAATCACGGAAGATTTCTTGATAGTAGATGGTCGGTGCAATGGTTAAGCGATGAATCGGCACGTTTTTCTTCAGTACGTTCTGAATATAGAAATACCGTATGGCCACGTCATTTTCCATTCTGGCCAGTGCTTCATCTCCGGAGTAAGAAGTGAAATTGATTTTCTGAACGTCTATTCCTTTTGCCTTGAGCTCATCGATGGTCCCTGAGTATTTTTCATGGAATGCTTTCTGGTCCTGTGCCGTCGGTTCTTCATAATTCACCACCGGCTTTCTCACAGTATAGGCATCTCTGGAAAAGACTTCGTTCGCCCTAGACTTCCGTGAATCTATCATGTCCTTATCCCCGATCAGCGTGATCTCCCCAAAGTCCCCGAATGGGATATCCCTCTTCGTGATGGCGAGGGAAGGCATCGGGAGGCCGCCCAGCTTGATGACTTCTCTCAATTTGCCAGCGGAAACATTGTGATAGACGACGAGGTCTTTGTCTGCAGCCGTCTGGTAATAGGCGGGGTTTTCGCTTTTCAGCTTGACAAGATCCTCCTCATTTGCTACATTAGGAGCAGATAAAAGGTTATTGACTTTTTCTTCAGGCATGGGCCAATTAGGGCTTCTCTGGAGAATCTCGTTGATAGCCTTTTTTCTATTGACATAAAGCAAATTTCCTTCATTTAATTGACCGATAAACCACTCATATGATGGGATCTTCGACTTCTTTTTCGTCTTGCCATATGCGCTTGCAATCCGGTTGATTTCGTAATTTCTTCTCGTAGTCACTTTTAGTTCAAACGGGACGACAATGGTTGCCCCATTGGTATCTTTGAGGTCTACCACCACTACGCGGCGCTCCTCTCCGTTCGGTCCTGTATATGACTTAAAGATCATGATTGGATTTGTAAGCGCCCGCGGCAGCTGCTTCATGATCTCCGGTGTTATGTCTCCTGCATGCTTTCCGTTCAGGATTTTCTCAAGATCTGTCTTGGCGATTTCCGCAGGAAGGACTTCAGCTCCGGTTAGTTTCAGCACGAGAGGCGTTGTCATTACGCGAACCATGGGTGCCTCTTCTTTACCTGCCATGAAACGGTCTACGCTATCTGCGAAGGATTTCTCATCTGCGTCCAGTTGCCGCTCGGCCATATCCTTCTTTGTCGACTTTCCCGATAGAACGTTATGGGCATATTCTCCGGCCATTTGGTGATAGGTGCTGCTCTCTTCGAAGTCGTTTACGACGCTCGGAAGGACTTCTCCGTTTTCCCCGATTTTATCGGTAGTTTCTTTGACTTTTGCCAGCCATTCCTGTATACTATGGGTAAAGAGAGACTTACCTAAATTCTGCCCGGTTTTGGTATCCGGATACAGGTATTTAGGTAGGTCTTTTTTTATTTGTTCATTACTTGTAATGTCACCATCATAGAAGTATAAATTGCCGTTTTTATCTTTTCTTACAATAATTCTGGCTATACATTCTTCCCCATTAACCACGACACGTGTCGCATAATACCTATAAGCCAATGTTGTTTGATTTGACTTTTTGACTCTGGATTCATCTTTAACTTCTTCGTAAAGGAATGTTGCGTTTTCAATAACAGAATCGAGGTTAACCGCCAAAAATAATGTTCTCGGATTTGTGGAGTGATGCCTTAATTCCTTAGCCGATGAAACAGTGATACTGATTAACTCACCGTCAAGATTTTTTACCCGTCCCGGTTCTCTGTACCCCTTTGATAATTCTTTACCTGGGTACAGACTTTTGAAAATGGTCTTAATCTCTTTTCGTATAGAATCGGCATCTGCGGCTATATTTATTCCGTTATCTCGTGCTACCTTCTCTAATTTTTCTTTAAGTCCTCCTTCTGTCATAACGATTGGATTTCCATAGTATAGCTTTGTGACCTTTTCGACGGTTTCCCAATTCCCAAACCATTTCTTGAAAGTTTCGCTATGGGCGATCAGCCACTGGCGCTCGGTCAGCTTTGTCGGTGTACCGTCCGGGGCTTTCATCCATTCATCAGTATTCCAGTATTTCTCTTTCACAAGCTGCAGTTCATTCTCGATGGCGGACTGGTTCAGCTGATGCGCGGTCTCCGGACTGACTTCACCAGCGGCAATCATGGCCAATTTCAAAGGCACGCCATAATTCTTATGGAAGTTCTCTGCGAGCTTAGCCAGGACTAAGGCAGAGTCTCTCGCGGCTTTGGTGACGGCGCTATTTCCCGCGGCTTTGATTTCTTCAAGAAGCGGCTTGTAGGCTTCTTCATAGGTCTCGGGATCTAAGAGTGTCTGGGCGAGGAGGTCTTCCTTGTTTAAGGATTTCAGTGTCTCACTCACTCTCTCGATGGATTCGACTCTCTTCTTCGCGGCCTCGATCTCTGCAATGGCAGCTTTCGATTCGTCATCACCCTTGTCATTTTCAGCGATGATCTTTTCTTGCGCAATGTCATAGAGCTCGCGCTGTGTCGGTGCTCTTCCATAGCTGTCATAGAAGTCCTGGTACCACCCGGGATTCTTGGAGATGCGAAGGTGGACCCTGTCCTTCCCTTCCCCGACGTCGACGAAGTCGACGCCTTTTTCATTGGAGAAATTCGCGTCCTGCGTCTTTCTTCGTTCCATGTAGTCCTGTAGTTCTTTGACGCCGGTTAATTCGCCCCATGCGTCTTTGGCTTCCTGAAGGATGGTCTTGCAGGTGTCTTCGATATGATCCAAGCCGCCGGAAAGAATTTCCTGTGCGGTGTCTCTGTCTTCTCTTCCTGTATCGGTATCCTCGGAGAAGTGCTCGTTCAAGATTTTTTCTGATGCGGCCGCTTCTCTTTTTTCGCGTGTCATAGTGACAATGTCGATCATGTCTTTCATGCGCTGGCGTTCTTCTCGGATGGCATGGATCGTTTTTTCTCCTTTGTCCATGGTGGTGTAATCGGAAAGGGCATCATGGGTTTCAGGGGTGGCGGTCTGCATGTATTTCCCGGTCTCTACCTCTAAGGGCTTGCCAGTCTTGATAGCATCATCTAATTCTTTGGCGGTGATTGTTCCATCTTCCACGAGCTTGTTTAAGGCGTCATGTGTCTTTTCATTTTCGGCCGCTGCGGAAGCGTCGATGTAAATTGTGCCGGAGCCGGTGCGGTCGAGCTGGTTCTGCAGTGTCTTTTGGTAGGTTTCCGGTGCTTTTTTATAAAGGGAAGATTCAGAGCGGAGATCCATGAGTTTCTGCAGCATGGATCTCTCGTTCTCACGTTTGAATTCGATGACGGCGTCTTTCATTTCAGAGAGGCCAGCGATTCTCTTCATGGCTCTATGGGCTCCCGCACCTGCCAAGGCAGCACCGCCGATGGACATGCCGATGACGGAAGGAACGGCTTCGATCATGGCATCCAAGGCATTCCCCGTCATCTCTCTTATGGATACGGTTTCTTTCCCGAAGAGGTTGGTATCGATATCTGCAGAAAGAGACTGCAGACCTTCTTCTGCGATTTCAGGTGCCGCTACTTTGACGAGCTGCTTTGCGCCATACCCAATAGCTTTGGCCCTCACGGTATTCCTTCCTGCGCCGATCAGTTTCTTCATAGCAGCTTCGTTCTTGATGACGGCTTTGGCTGCGTCGCTCCCCCATACTTTGGTGATGCCTTTTAACGCAAGCTCCATAGCCCCTGCTTCAATGGCTGCGTTGATCACGCCGACTCTTTTTGCGTGGCCAATGGCCTGCTCGCGGGTATAAACAGTTTTTCCGTTTTTATCCTTTTGGGCGCGCCAATCCCAATAGGCCTGTCCGGCTTCTGCTCTATAGGTTCCTACGAAGACGGAAGCAGTGCCTAAGGCGATGAGCCCTGCCAGTGCGGCTGCTCCTGTGACGGCTGCTCCTGCTACGGCGCCTGTGGCTCCTACAGCGCTCGCTGCAGATGCAGCGCCTAAGGTGGCGATCTGCGGCAGGTTCGTTTTGGTGGCTGCTAAGATGGGCTGGGCCAGCGGAGCGATTGGGGAAAGGATTTCTGCTGCGCCGCGCATGATCATATTCTTCTGCATGGAAAACTGAGAAATGGTTTCCCCTACAATCTTGGCCACGTAGGAGTCCCCGACTTCTGCGTTATATGCTTTCTGCGCATTCATTAGGTCAGGGATGGCCTTCTCTACTTCTTCGTCGGAGATGGCCCCGATGGACGCTTTGTACATGAGCTCGCTCTGCGCGTCGAGTGCCTGCCCGGCTTCGTAGGCGGTTCCTACGAAATGAGCGCCGGTATCGTAGAGGTAGCCAATAACATTGGAAAGATCGGTGAGCTTGCTTTCCGGCATGGTATAAACCGCCGCGCCCTGCGCTGCTGCTTCTCGGTTCTTCAGGATGTTGGTATAGTCCTTCAGGGCAATGGTGGTGGCCACGGGGTCTTCGGTGTCGAGTTCCGGGTAGAGTTCATTCAAGGTTTTGGCAGAAAACGGCTGGTTGTTCAGCGCGGCTGCGTTTCTCTGTCTCTCATAGGTGGTGACGGCTGCTTTGTACATATCCGGATCGGAGGCGATCAGCTGTGGGGCAATGCCTAGTGCGCTTCCTAATTTCTCAGACTGTTCGAGGCGGTTATCATCCGGTGCGCTGTTCCCGAAGAGATTCTTGTATACGTCGGTGGATTTCACAAGGTCTTTGGCGGACTCCCACTGGGCTTCTACGGTGTCAGTGAATCCGCCTAAGGGCAGGATCTCTCCATCCTTGACGGATTCCATATTATTCTTCTTGGCCTGCTGCTCTTCGGTCAGCTGAATGCCGCCGAATTCCGGTGTTTGCCGTACCTGAATGGGGGTGTAGTCTTTCGGCTTGATTCCGTGCAGCACGCTTCCTAAAATTTCTTCGTCCATTGTGATTCCTCTCAAATATCGAATACGCTTAATTCTCCTGTGGAAATCTGTCTCATCTGCTCATCGGATACCCACTTGGTCTCGCTCTTTCCGTTCCCGTAGTCTACTTCAATGTAGAAACCATTCGGGTTTCCATCTTCATCTGCGGCCTGCGATATCTCTCTGATATGGTCGTTGTAGGCCTGCGCTTTGCTCATGGTTGGAGCTTCGTAGTCGTCCCCGAAAAGGTTTACGCCGAAGATGTTAATCCCACCGATTTTTGTTTTGCCGGTGCTGTCGAGGCCCTCTTTCCCGATCACGTCGTAGTAGATGGTGCGGAGTTCGTCATTGTCAGGATCTCTCCCCTGCTCGTTTTTGAAATCCATGATTTCTCTCTTAATGAGCATTTTCGCTGTCGAGGTGACGGCGGAGGTATTGGTATAGCACATGGCCGCAATGGTGGCATCATCATCCGGGATCTTGACGGCAAAGGTTCCTACGCCGTTTCCACAGTCGATGACGTCTTTCCGGATCTTGGCGTCCTGCTCTGCGGTGAGGTAGACACCCTCTCCCTGCAGATCTTTGATGGTGTTGTCCAAGTCTTCGATGGAATTGATTTTCGTCCCGATAAATCCTTCCAGGGCGTTGAACTGTTTCTCCTTCAGGCAGCCGCTGGTATCGAGGCCTCTCCCTACATTGGCAGCTCTGTTCTGTGATTTTTCATAGGTTCTCTTCTGATTCATCAGACGGCCTAAGAGCGTGATGCCCGCCGAAGAGTCTTTCAGCAAGGGATCGTTGTTCACAATATCCGCGGCGTACTCATACGCCTGGCCGGGCGTGGAGCCGTTCTGCTCCATTTCGAGGATTCCTTTGGTGATGTTCCGCACCTGGCTCTGAATGTAGGTTACTTGGCTCGAGCGGATCTCTGCGTACCGCTGCTTTAAGGCAGCGTCGCTCTTGTCCTGCAGCTCGGCTCGTTCTTCATCTGACATGTCGTCCGCCGCTTCGCCCTTGGCCTCGGCTACGGATCCGTAGCCAATGGGTTTGCCGAACCATTCATTCCATTCGTCCATGCTCCCGATGTGGATGCCGCCGGAGGAGTTTCTGGCCATGTACTGGCCGTTCCCTAAATAAATGCCGACGTGCTTTTCCCCATCAATGAAGTCTCCGGGCTGTGGTTCATAGCCATCGCCCGCTTCGTGGTAGGCGTCCCCGAAGTCGGAACCGTGCGTGATTGTCCCGCCTGGGAAAAGGCCGGTCTTGGCGTAGACATCAGCGGTCCAGGAATCGCACTGGATGGTGGGATCTTTGGTGACGCTTCCCATCCACTGATCGCCTTCGGTGTAGTTGTTTCTGGCAAATTCCGCGATCTGATTTCCCGTGACGCTGCCTTTCCCTTGAGGGACCGGCGTCGGGTGGTCTTTTCTCCATGCATCCCGGAACTGTTCCCATGTCATATTGGTGAGGTTCAGCCCGTTCCCTTTGACGTAGTCTTCGGCGCTGCTTTTAATTTCCCGCATCATTTTCTTCTGAAGGAACTGGTCTTTGTAAGCCTTGAGTGTCGGTTCGTCTATTCCCTGGGATTTCATGTAGGCGATGGCGTTGAGGCCCGCGCTGTAGTCGCCAGTGGTGAGATAGGACTGCATGATCTCTTTGGCTTTATCGTTCTTCAGTGCTTTCATTTTGACGTCAATAGCTGCGCTATCCATGCTGAGGCCTGCCAGGATGGCGGTGGTGTTCTTCTCCCAGCTCCCGAAGTTCTGGATGAGGGAGTCGGGGTCTTTGACGGACTGGTTCACCATGTTGCTGGTCATCAAGGAAATCTGATTTCCTGCGTAGTCTTCCATCTGCTTTCGCTGGTACTTGTCGATCATGCGAAGGTTCGAGGTCTGTGACTGTGCTCTCTGTTCCCCGAAAGCTCGGACGGCGTAATCAGAAGAGATACCATGATCCTGCAGGACCTGCTGATAAATCTTCTGTTCCTGGTCGGTGTAGTCTTTCTGCAGGTTCTCGGCAGCCTTGCCCTGATGGGTATTGAAAAGCCCTGTGTTCTCATCGTCCATAAGGGAATTGATGCGCTGCTCGTAGTCGTTCTTGGCGTCAAAGATTTTATCATTCTGGTTCTTTAGCCACGCTTTACCGATGGTATCGGAAACAGCCCCTAAGGCTTTCCCCATCATATCCATCCCCGCGGTATTTCCTCCCATGCCTTCGAGGGTGGCAGTGCTTATGACTTTCCCCTGCAGGGTGTTCTTATTGATATCCCCTGAAAATTGAGAGAGTTTCATGCTTTACCTCCCGATCTTGAAGCCGCCTAGCCATGAGTAGAGACTCTTGGTCAAGGAAAGTTTTTGCGGCTTGTACTGATTCATGGCATATACCTGATCTGTCATGGTCTCCGGCATTCCGCTCATAGCCGCCTGGTGGTGAAGTCCACCGGAGGCTGGCGGCGCGGAAGTTTTTGTGCCCCCATAGGTCTTGGCTACGCCGTAGATGGAAGCAGCCGTGGAAAGGAGGGTGCCAAACATGGCCTGCTTCCCCTGCTGTCTGGCGTTGTAGGCAGCAGCTCTTGCGCTGTTTGCCTGATTGATATAGTTCACTTGATTGATGTAGGCGCTCTTGGTGTCATTTCTCTGATTGCCTAAAAGATTCATGGATGAATTTCTCCATTCGTCAATCGTGGCAGCGTCCATGTCCTGCACGGATCCGGAGCTAGTGAGGCCGCTTGCTCCTGCTTCTGCCGCGTGCTGGCCAATGACTAATCGTCTTCTGGCGTCAAGCTGCTGCTGTTTCTGCAGGTACTTGTCAGAAATCTGCTCTCTCTGTTTGTCTGCGATTCTCGCGTTCTGCTCTGCGGCTTCTGCCTGAGAATTGTAATAAGCAGACTGTGCTTTGGCCTGCTGATGGGCAGAGGCCATGGATGTGATGCCCTGCGCGGCGGTTAAGCCGATCAGGGCGGCGGATACGCTGCACATAGTTACTCCTTTAATGTGAAGCGGACGAAGGTTTTCCCGCCCGTTTCTACTTCATCGCCGAACTCCGCTCCCATCTTTTTAATGACGCGGAGGGCTTTGGTGTTGTCTTTGGAAATGTAATTGGTAAGGACTTTGTATTTCTTCAAGCTGTCCTTGATGTAGTCTTGCATACAGGCGACCAGGGCTTTCTTGTGGCGCTCGCACATAGAAGTTCCGAGCATCCAGATGGAGCATCCCTCCGGGCATAGGCCGATTCCGAAGGCAGCGAGCGGCATATTCTCATGAATGGCATAGTAGGCTTCTATGGAAGTTGTCATGCTTTCATAGAGGCCGCCATAAGGCATGCGCCCCTGGGCTTCTAATTCTTCTCTGTCTTCTTTTCGCATGTTTCCCGCGAGGATCTGGGATAAAAGGTCGGCCATGGCAAGGCTGTCGATGGTGCGGATGTCCACGCCGTAGTAGCTGTTATTCACTGACGATCACTCCTCTGATCAATGCTGCCAGGTAGAAGGGGTAGGGATCGGAAGAGGTGATGATGACTCGTCCGTTCTTCTCTACGCCCTGGTTGGGTATGGTGATTTCTTTATCTCCTGTGTAGAGGCGGATCTTCTGATCGGAGAGCTCCTCGTACTTGATGGTGTCATTTCTTCCTACGCCGTTTCCGATACTGCCGCCTAAGGTGTGCAACAGTCTCAGGGAAACGGTGCGTACATTTTTATATCTCCCCTGCATGGTGCCGTTCTGTGCCTGGATTTCTACGTTAGGCAGTTCGATGGTCATCCGGTAGGGGTATCCGATGATCATGTAGGAAACTTTGGTGGGAAGTGTCACTGTTCCTTCTTTGATTTCTACGTCTTCGAAGAATTTCCCGTCTGCCAATACGGAAACTGTCCCGGTGATCCAGTCGACTGACGCTGCATCGTCAGGCTCATCAAAGGTGAGGACTTTGGAGCAGTCGGTCATGATGTAGTCTTTCGGATCTTGGGAGTCTTTGTCTGTTCCCATCTTCTCGATATAGGTTTTACCGTTTCTTTCGACGGCGGTGTAGACTTCGTCGGTCTCTTCGGCTGCCACGGTGCATACGGAAAGATACTTCCCTTTTGTGATGATATGGGACCATGCATAGACTTTCTGGTCATTGATGTAGGCGAGGCAGATGATTTCCCCGTCGGAACGGACGAAATACAGTCTGGAGTCGGGATCCTGCATATAGGCAGCGTCTACGATGGTCTTTCCTCTCAAAAGGTGCTTGGCCAAAAGGGTAAGGTCCATGCCGTCGTAGGAATCGGTCTCGAAAGAGTAGGCCATGTCTCGCACAGTCTGGGACCGTTTCTGCACGTAGATCAGACGGCTGCCGATGGAGATAGGTTCGACTTCCGTGCATCCGCGGAAGGTCTGCGCCTTGTTGGTGCATTTGGACGGTGTGACGGTGCTGCCGCCGGAAACGATCCATTCATTGGAGTCGGTCAAGACGAAGAGGTCGCTTGCCGGGCAGATGTGCTTGATCTCCGCCTGCTGACGGGAAATAAAGGAAAGGCAGATGGCGCTGTCGTCTGTCACGGTGCCGGAGGCTTTTTCGACGGAGAAATTGTTGTAGTCTCCAGTCTTGCTCATCCATAGGACGTATGGCTGCGTCTTCGTCCCAGCGAATATCAATCTATCTTGGAAGAATCCCACGGTCCTTGGATAGCCGTATTTTTCATTCCATGCGCCGAAGGAGTAGCTGTCGACTTTCCCCGCCTGACCAATGACTTTTTTCACAAGGCATGTGGCGCTGGTTGCTGAATTCACAGTTTCGATCTGAATGATACCGGACTTGGTGTAGGCGGTCGATGTGAGATCGGCTTTACCGGCAGTGGTGACAAGTCTCATTCTGACATTGTCTGCTTCATCGACGGTGCCGGATTCGCTGACGTTGTTGTCGTCATTTGATTTGTAGGTCCTGAAGTCTTTCCATTCGCCGCCGTTCGTGGATTTCTGGATGACTACCTGCCCTGTCCATGTGCCATGGGTGATGATCTTCCATCCGTTTCCTACCGGTATGGGATCTGTGGTCATGGCCCCGCTGGCGGTGACGGACTTGGAAGCGATGTCCTGAGAAATCTTCATCCACATGCCTTTCATGTCTGCAGAGAAGAAGGGTTTATCCGAGGAGAGCGTGACTTCACCTGCGGTGCCGGAGACAGTCAGTGTGGGCTCATCCATGGATTTGACGACCACCCATCCTGGATTCCCTTTGTTATAACTTCCCTGCCCGCCATTGCCGTAGGAGATGCCTGCTTCACCCGCATGCCCCGTATATACGAGGTAGTGTTTGTGCGGTCTTCCTGTTACCCTAGCTTTGCCGGTGAATGTACCCAGTTGTCCTCCGCCTCCACCCTGCGCGGTGAGTCCGAAGGCAGTGGAATTTCCGCCGGAATTTCCCGGTGATCCTTTTCCTCCCCCGTCCCCTACGGTGATGGTGTAAGTGGTATTTTCTTTGCAGTAGACAGTCTGTGATACAGCAGCGCCATTCCCGCCAATACCGCCAGCAGCTTCTACCGTACTTCCGTCCTCTTTGTGTCTGCTGTCTCTGTAGTGGCTCACGGTATCGGCTCCGCCGCCACCGCCGCCCGCTACGGTCACAGTATAGTTCCCTGTCTTGTGACATTCCCATGCGTATGTTCCGGCTTTATTCCATGTCTCGTCTACCACGTTGTTACTAACGGATAAGGACTCATCGAAGTACTGACTATTCATCACCATTTCTTCGAAGCGCCAGTCGGTATCAGAATAGTGTTTGAGCTGCATGACGGGATGTGTGCCGGAGGCGATGTACATGATGTCGGCGCTCTGGCAGGTGCGGAGCTTAGGAAGTTCGGATTCCTTGTAAGGCGTCACGATTTCCTGATTGGTAAATTTTCCGTCCTTCCAGATGCGGATATACCCTTCTCCTACTTCAAGGAGAAAGGCATAGTTCACAGTAGACTTGAATTCAATCAGACGAACTTTATTCTTCTTGGCCATGCCGCAATAGATCGATCCGGGCCTTTTGTATACAGCGCCATAAGGCCTGATATAGCAGTTCTCGGCCTGCAGTAAAGCGGCCTGGTATTTCTCCATATCTATGCGGCTGGCGACTTCCGGGGAAGTTTCGCCGGTCGCGAAGGATGACTGCATGAGATAGATGGTTTCTCTCATCGTTACCTCCTTGCATCGAAGTACTTTGTTGGATAAGAAGGCTTGTGATGGTTCTGGATCGCAGAGGTGTACATGGCCTGCTGGATGGCAATCTGGTAGAGCTGGTACTGTGACTGTGCCATGTTCTGGCTGCCGCTTAATGGCATGGCAATGTGACTTGCTAATTTGTGGGCCAGGGCTTCGGCAAAGGAGGAGTCGAAAAGTTCAGCGTTTTCGATATCTGCGGTGTAGTCCATCCATGCATCTTCGATGTCTGCCATGATGATCCTCTGACTCTCGTTCATGAGGGCGATCTGAAACTCGTGATAGGTATCATCTTTGGCAGATTCATCCGTTTCAATGATGTCGCCGTTCTTGTTGTAGAGCTGGCGGACGACTAAGCATTTCTTTGGCAGTGCATAGGCAAATTCCCATTTCGGGACAGTGGTGTCTACTAGTGCGAGTTTTTCCGATCTTTCTGCGAAGCCCCAGCGGAATGAGGAAAGAAGGTTTTTTCTTGTCAGTTCATAGTAGAGTTTGCACTGACGCGCTGCCTCGCTGTCTTCGTCGATGGAAGCGATCTGCCCCTGTCCGATTGAGGAGAGGGCGATGTTGCAGATATCTATGCTGTACATGGTTCCTCCTAGTGTTTTCTGATGAGATCGATGAGCTGTCTCTTGGTCTTGATGTCCCCTTTGATCTCGATGCCTTCTTTCCAGCAGAGGGCGCGGAGTTCATTGGGGGAAAGGTCTTCCAGTTTTCCTTTCCCGATCTCACCTAAGTGGATCTCTTTCATTCAAGCTCGCTGTCCAGTGTGAGGGCGATGGTGCACTTGCCGCTGGTAGGGCCGGTAACGGAGATGCCGTAGAATTTCTTTGCACCGTAGGGGACTCTGATAAATCCCTTCTGTGCACCTACCGGGATGGTCAGTGTGCAGAGGGTGGCCGCACTATCAAGAGCAGCGGTGTCTGCGGTCTTTAATGTGATCACGGCGGCCGTGGTAAGAGGAACGGCAAATTTCGCTGCGAGAAAGAGTTCATCGCCTGCGTTTCCCCCCATGCCGTTTGCGATGACGTCCGGGGTGGTGGATACGTCTTTATCAAAAATGAATGCGTTTTCTTTGTCGTAGATCATGGTGTCCTCCTTATGCTTCGGTAATGAGTGGCTCGGTATCCTTCAGGGCATCTTCCTTGTATACCGGGATGCCGAAGAGTGCGAGTACAGAAGTGCCGTCTGCGAAGTCCTGACGGGTAACATGAACGTGGTTCTTGTCCATGAGGTAGGACTCGAGGAAGTCGTAGACTTTCTCGGATACGTAGATACCCAGCTTCATGTTTTCGCCCTGGATTCTTCTGAGGGAGTTCTTCGCATAAATGAGCTGATCCATGAAGCTCTTCTTCTGCGCGTCGGTGGCTTTGAGGAGAGTAGTGGTGTCGATGTTTCTGACAGCTGCTACCATGCGAGGATCCGCCACCATCAGGCCCGGCTTCCATGTGAAGAGAGATTCAAGTGCCTGATAGGAGCCGCCTTCTGCGTCTTCTACGGTGCGTTCTCCGAGGTCTCTCATCTTAAGGCCTGCGTAACCGTACTTCGGGTAAATGCCGGAAACGCTGTTGCTCCATCCGATAAGCCAGACGGAGGAAAGGGCGCCGCTGGTCTTGCCGCCCGCGTCTCTGACCTGATAGGAGTAGTCTCCTTTGTTTCCGCCGAAGTGATCGTAGCGTTTCGCGAAGCCGTTGAATTCGTCGAGGTTCTCGTCGGAGTCGCCGTAGAAGATCATGCTGGCGACTTTTTCAGAGAAGCCTTCGATATGCGCGTCGTCTTCAGAGCGGCGGAATGCCTGCGGATCTGGTTCGAGCTGAAGGAGTTCGATGTCGACGCGGGAGCGGGCTTCCAAAATGCAGCAGGTGTCTCTTACCTGTTTGGTGCTGGACTTGGTCGGCTGCACGCCTTTATTGATGGCGCGGAGGGACGGTGTCGGGATGGAGGTGCGCTGCGTGGTCTGGTTACCGGTCGGCAGATTGCCCTGTTTCCACTTGATGTCGTCCATGATGGGATTGGACTGTTTTAATACTTCGATGATGTGATCAATGGTGCCGTCCGGTGCCTGACGCTTTCGGAGGTCATTGAAATTGAGTGCAAGGTTTCCAATGGTTGCCATGGTTTATCTCCTTATCTTTTTAATGATTCCCAATCGGTATTGGGGTATGGATTATCTTCTTTGGTGGCGGCTGCTGTATTGATCTTGATTCCGCCGTCTTCGGAAATCAGATCGCCAAGGAGGGCGAAGGCTTTCAGCATGGGAAGGGATGAGAATACAGCGGATCCTGCGAAGGAGTCTCGGATGCCGGGGATCTGCCTTTCAAGGTAGTTCATGAGGATCCCGGCTCTTGCGACTGTGGGTTCGAAATCTTTGCCCAGTTCTTTCATTGCTGCAGCGGCGTTAGCGTCTGCTTCTTCCTGCTGCGCCTTCTGGTAGGCTTCCCCGACTTTGCCCGCCCAGTCATAGCCAAATTTGGCCAGTTCATTGGCCTGGTCATTGGTGAGGTTCATGCCTCGTGCGAGCTCGCCGAAGGAGTCGGCGGTGTCCTGGTCGAGTTCCATTCCTTCTGGAAGGGATGCAGTAAAGTCATAGGTGTCCGGAGCACCTGTGGCTTTCCCTGCTCCTGATAACAGGGTGCCGCCGGATGGATTGTTGCCCTGCGGTGTCTGCTGGTTCTGGTTTCCCTGGGCTTCTGCGCCCTGTGGGTTCTGCTGATTGTCTGTCGGTGTGTTCTGTGGTGTCTGCTGATCGGTTCCAGTGTTCATGTCATTGTTCTGGGTGTCCATGTTCAGTCCTCCTTGTTGAATATCCGGTTCTGCCGGATCTTGAAGTCTATGAAATCTTTGTCAATCGCCTGCAGCGACTTATGTCCTTCTTCAAGGCCTAGGGTGTCAAGGATCAGGTTGGTGATTTCGATGCCGACTTCTCTTCTTCCTTCGCGGAAATAGGTCTCGGCATTCCCTGTGTAGGAGCTGGTGTTGAGTCCGCTCATGTTGAGGATCCGAGAAAGGATCCACCTTCCTTCTTCGGTCTTGACGACTTTCTGGATGGCGTCTTTATCTTTGTCTTTCTGACACTGCTGAAAGTATTTCTGCCAGCGGGCGTCTCTGGAATTTGGGTCTACGATGGCGTGTTTCATAATACGGATGGTCCTCCTGGCCCGTTGACGCCTAATAGATTCTGCAGAGCGGGGTTCCCGTTCTGCGCGGCGTCAGATAGGTTCTTGGCTGCCTGTGCGACAGGGGCCAGTGCCTGCGCCTGTGCGAGCTGTTTCTGCTCTTCTTCCTGCTGCATCATGGCCTGCTGTTCCTGCTGGATCAGCTGCTGGGCTTCTTCTGTGCTTCTCTGCATGGCCGCCGGAGCGCCTAAGAGGTCGAAGTATTTCTTGACGGTACCTAAGGGATCTACCATCTTCAGGGACTCTGGATAGAGCTGCGCCATTTGACCTACGAAGGCGAGGGCCTGCTCAATGTTCACAAGGCCGCTCATCTTCTGTGCCTGGGCGAGCGGAGAAATGTATTCAATCTTCACGTCGGCTTCGGAGAGTTCGGCTGCGAGCTCATCCGGAATGGGTGGGAAGATGTTGTTTCTCTCAAGGATGTTGTAAACCCGTTCGATGATGGGGGTTAAGAATTCGTCCTGGAGTCTTTCGACGACTGGACCCAGCTGCTGCAACTTTTCCTGCTGGCGTTCCATGACTTCCCTCGCGGTCATCTGCGGGGTATCGATGGATTCGAGCATGAGGAAGAGGTCGGCGCTATAAGTCCTCTTGATGGTGTCTTCCAGTCTCTGGATTTCCTGCGCCATCCATTGCAGGTTGGTCGGCGCCTGGAACAGGGGAACGACGCCCTGCCCTCCCATCTGGGTATTGGTGACGGTGACGCCGCCTGGATAGCAGTTGACGCCGCTCTGATAGGTGCTGGCATCCGTTGTCAAAGGCGGCTTGACGGTAAGTTCAATCGCGGTCAAGAAGTCTTTCTTCATGATCTGCAGGGACTTGGCATCGCCTTCTGCGTACCATCCGGGCCCTTTCCCGTAGGAGTCGTTTCCTGTGACCTGGTATCTGGCCACCAACACGGGGCATTCTTCAAAGCCACCGGTGTAGAGGAAGCCGCCGTTTTCATTGGGATCCTGCCCGTCTACCCAGTAGAGGGAGACAAATGGCATGTCCTTATTAGATGGGCCGTTCCTTTTGCTGTCATTGGGCATGACGAGCCACCACACGTCGAAGGCCATATCATAGCGCCTTGATGGGGTGTTGAACGCGTCTTGTACGTTCCTTGGCAAATGGTCTTTCCCGAACTGCTGCACGATCTGATCAGCGTTCATTTTGATTTTCCGGGCAAAGGTGTTGATTCGGTTCCCTGCTGATGTGTCAATGTAGTAGGAACCAATGGTGAATGCCTGGAAGCGGACGCCGCTCTCGGGAGAGGGGAATACAGCGATAGGCGCCTGCCCGAAGGGAAGCTCTGTATAGCATGCATGGATGGTGTTGTAGAAGTTGGATCTGTGCAGCACGGCTTCTACGATGGCCTGCCGTTCATCAAGAAGTCTCTCAGCTTCTATGTTTTCCTGATCCGAGGAGAAACCGAACTTGAACCACTGCCGGGAAGGCGGGGTAAGCCCTGACATGATACCGGCTGCGAAGGCCTGGTTAGCGAGCCATGCGACGCCGTTGCTGATGGCGAGGTCGCGTCTTCTGCCTTTATCTGTTTCGTCGTCAGTATCATCGAATTCTCCTAAGAAGGGGAGTTCGTAGTCTCTGATGGCTTTCCATCGTTCGATATAGGGGTTTCTTTTGTTCTTCAGGAGCTTGATCCGTGACAGGGCGGCGTGCTTGTCCGGTGCTCTGATGTTCTGTCCATCCGCCGGAAGGGCTTCCGGTGGCATGGCGCTGGCTAAGATGGTATTCATCCTAAGGTGTCCTTGCTTCCTGCATTACTCAGCAGCGTCGCAAGACGTGTGGCTGCGAATCCCTGCTTCTTCTTTTTCTTGCTGGCTTCGGTGTCCCCGTCGTTGTCTGATACCTGAGAATTGGTTACGTCGGTGACGGTCGGATCGACTTTCTGCGCCGCCGGAACTTTGGGGGATTTAAATGGGTTTCCGCACATGGTGTCTCCTTTCAGAATAACTGGTAGTTGGTGTTGGCCTTGCCGTTCCTTTTTCGATTGATGACGGGGACGGCAAAGGTCAGTGCTAAGGCGTCGGCGTCATTTGGCGACGGGATGCCTTCTTTTTTCATTTCGTCTTTGGACCTTAACTGGATGCGGCCATCCATGGTGGGTTTGATTTCCACGTGGGTGAGGTCGTCTATCAAGGTCTGATCGGCTTCGATGACGCCGCCGGTCTGGAACCATTTCTTCATAGCAAACCACATGTAGGCGCGCATGTTGACGCAGGCAGGATCGGGAGAGGAGCCCGCGAAGGAAATGAGGTTCCACGCTCTTCCCATGGTGGTGCCAGCGGAGTAGATGCCGGTGCCGTATCCTAAATCGATGTTGACGGCTGCTGCGTGATACTGGTCTTCGAAGCGGGCTATCATGTTGGCGATGGTCATGTCATTGGTGTTCTTGAGGATCCTTGCGAGTTTCTTGGTGTAGAGTCCCTGACGAAGGTAGATGGAGGTGGCGTCGCCGCCGGACCATGCGGGGTCTACGCCTATGACGCAAGGGGCGAATTTGTATTGCCCTTCGTGCAGGTTCCTTTGTGCTGCTTTCTTGACGAGACCTAATGGAATGAACTGCAGGTCGGAGGCGTCCGGGAATTCTCCGGTGACTCGGACTTTGAAGAAGTCACTGTCTGCCCCGTATGCTTCTTCCCACTGGCCGATTTTTTCCTTGTCGGAGAATCTAACGGATCTGGAGTCTACCTGAAGGGTATGCCAGTAGGGGCGGAATTTATGGAAGCAGTCGTAGAATCTTCCGGTGTTTCTCGTCGGGTTCCCGAAGGCGCACCATAGTCTTTCCGTGTTGGCGTCGTTTAATGCGCCTTCTGCGACTTCCCAGATCTTATCGTCTATGGCTGATGCTTCGTCGAAGATGAGGATGGTTCTGTTCCCCTGATTGTGAAGGCCTGCGAAGGCTTCCGGGTTGGCGACGCTCCATGGGATGGCGTCGATACGCCAGTTCTTTTCCTTGCCGTCTTCGGCTGCGAAGATGGAAGTGGCAGTGACTTTGAATAAATCTCTTGCAAGGAACATGGCGTGCCATTTCATGAGTTCCGGCCATGTCTTCGTGAGGAGCTGTGTCTCGGTGTTGGCGGTGACGACGCCGCGGGTATTCTCGTGGGTGGAGATCGCCCATAGGATCAGCCAGGATACCAAAGCAGATTTCCCAATGCCGTGGCCTGAGGCGACGGCTTCCTGAATGACTTTGTCCGGGGATACGTTTTCGCCTATATGGCCCAGTATTTCCTTCTGCCAGGCTTCGGGGCCGTCCTGATGAGTAAGGAGTCCTTCGCCCCATGGGAAAGCCCAGTAGACGAAACTCAATGGGTCTTTCGCCAGTCCGGCAAGGTCACTTACTATTTCGGTGTTCATTCACTCGTTCCCTCGCTTTCTTCAGCGCGTCTGTCATGCCTACGTTTCCGGAGAGCTCGACTTCCTGCTTGTCTCTCCAGTCTTTCGGTTTCCGGTTCTTCAGCCAGAAGATCCCGGCCGTTGTATCCGGGGGCAGTTCTCTTTCTACTGTTCGCTCTGTTTCTGTGACTGTGCCATCCGGGTTTTTGATTTTGGAAATGACTTTCTCCTTGACGGTGCAGCCGATCGCTTTTTTGAAGAGGGCATTCTCTACCCGGATATCGGCTATTCCCTTATTAGTATTTAGGGTGGCCGATATGGCCGGAATCTTTTTCTTCCACTCTTTCAGGGTGGAGCGGGAAATGCCAATGTTGTGCGCTATGTCTTCGTCGGTCAGCCCGTCGCGTGCCCACGCACCTAAAATCAAGAGATGATCCGGCTCTGTCCACTTCTCCCATTTCCCTTTGGCCATGCTCTCACCCCCTAAAAAACGCAAAAAGGAGCCGGTATCTTTTATCGTTGCCCGCGAGATATATGCGGGTAAAAGGTACCGGCTCCTTACGGATGCCGAAAATCTGCTGGAGATTTCATGCCTATCTTACGATGATTTGGAAGAATTGTCAAATTCTTCATCGTGGAAGTGTGTCACAATGCGCTTCATGGATATGTGTTTCCCGCGGCAGCGCATGAAGTATCTCACGAGGATCCCACGTTCTCCTGCTTCGAAGACTAGCGTCTTGCCCTGGCGTCTTTTGCGTAGTGATCTCTTTTTCACTGTTTCCGGGATATTCAGTTGCTTGAAATCTTTCCTCGCCAGGGCTTCCGCTCTCTCTTCGATGGTCATCCTTTGATTTCTTCTACCTCCCAGCCTTCTTTGCGATAGCCGTTTAAGATGCGGTAGTACGCAAGAAAGGCTTCTTTCTTACCTTTGATGGTTTCTCTCTTTTCCGCGTTAAGCTGGATGAATCCTTTGCCGTTTGATGGATAGGCGATGATTTCGTAGACGCCATCCACCTGCCCTGAATCACAGAGCTTCTTTCCCATCGTGAGCTCTTTTCGCTCTTTCCCTTTGCTGATATATGTGACCATAATTCCCTCCTAAAATGGTATGTCTTCCTGCGGCCCTTTCGCAGGGAACATGCTCTCTTCTCGCTGCTCCGGTTTGGAAGGGCCGAACTGGTTAAACCCGCCGGAATTGTTTCCATAGCCATTGGAAGCGCCGCCGGATCCCTTGCTATATCCGCCGGAATAGCTTCCGCCGGATGACGTTGCGCCCTCTCCCCATTTCGGATCAGCTACGATGTCTGCTACGACTTCCATGATCCAGTGCCTCTGGCCGCTGTCGTCATCGTAGGATCTGGTATTCAGGCTGCCATGGACGTAGACGAAGGTTCCTTTCTTACAGAAGTTGGCCACTCTTTCCGCGATGGCTCCCCAGGCAACGACATTGATCCATGCGGTCTGTTCTTTCTGTTCGCCATTCTGTGATACATAGATGCGGCTGGATGCGACGGTGAATGTGGCGACGGCTCTTCCTGTCTTGGTGGATCTGACGGCGGGATCTCTTGCGAGGTTCCCGGATATTTCTACGTTGTTCAAATTCTTTCTCCTTTCAATTCCAATTCAATTCCAATTCAATTCGGTTTCATTCAATTCCATAAAACTACTTTGGCGTTGATTTGGTTTTGATGATGTGACTTTCCCGACTTATCGAGTCGGGATTTTGTCTGCTTCCATCCTTGCTTGATTTGGTTTTTATACGTAGTGGTTCCTACTTTTGCGGGGTTCTATGATAGATTTATGCAAAAAGCCGCAAGAATCTATCATTCTTCCTCGATTGCTGGATCGCCACTTGATTCCTGCCTGCCATCCTGGCTCTCTCTGAAGAGGCTTGCTTCTCGCCGTTCTCCGCTGATGTAGAGTGCTGCTTCGTCATAGATTTTCTTCATGATGCGGAGCACGTTATCAGTCGGAGTGATGTCTTCGATCGTGCTGAACCGCTGCGTGGTAGGGCTGCCTTTGAGGCGGAACCGCCCGCCCAGCCGAACCCCTTTCAATGCCCCGGATTTCTTATCCCGCTTTGGCACTACTTTCTCCACCGCGAAAATGGCCTGTGCCGGTTTCCCCGGTCCATAGTCCCCTGCCATGTCGGTATAGTAAAAGCTCATCGCCGCCATGGCGATTCTGAATTCTTCTCTCGGCTGCTCCTCACACGTGAACGTTTTCGCACCGTCTGCATCGACATAACTGATGGAAACGCTGCTGTTATTCAGCTGGATGCTTTGAAACTGGATTTCTCCCGCCCACAGATCCCTGCCCTCTTTACTCTCGAGCAGGTTTTGAATTTGGTTTCTTAGGCGCTGGTCCTGCCCTCTCTGATTCTCTTCTTCTGTCATTCTGCTCCCTCTCTTTCTTCGGCATCTTTGAATACTTCAAATTCCCTTTGAAGTATCCGCATCCAGAATTCGATCTCGATTTTTCGTCTTTGGTTGATGGGTTCTCTCTTGCACCAGTAGAGATGATGCTGCGGATGGTCTTTCTTTTTGGTCTCAAGTTTCTTGGCCTTGAAGGATTTCCTGGTGCCCCGGAATGCTCCGGCTACGATTCTTTGAATGATCATGCGGGCATCGTGCTTTCTCATTCGATCCCCCATGTGACTCCCTTTTCCCTGCATGTTTCGCAATATTCTTCTCCTCCTTTCGCCCGGAAGATGACGCCGCACCCGGCGCAGACTTTTCCTTTTTTTATTTTCTTCGCGAGCTTGATTTTTTTCGCTTTCCTGTTGTGTCTTTTGCAGCACCTGTAGGAACAGTACTTCTGGCCTTGACTTCCGTTGAAGGATTTCCCGCACTCGGGGCAAATCTTACTCATTCTTCCTCCCTCGCTTTTTCTTCTTTTTCATTTCCGCATACCTTGCGATCTGCAGCGGATACCCCCAGCCGGTGAAGGTATTCATGACGTCTACCAGGGCATATCCCTTTTTCGCCGTCGGCCTTTCTCTCCATTTCTTGGACTGGATGGTCTGATAATGGACTTCCGGCTTCTTGAGGTTCCTCGAAGCGACGTATCTCACTTTCTGCTTTCCTTCCCTTACGGTGACATTGGATTCTTTTGTGAAGTAGGCGGAAAGTTTCTTGGCGTCTCTTTCTTCTCCCTGGTATTCAATGATGTCATAGGCGCTTAGTTTGGAGTGTCCCCATGTATTTCTGAGCTCCTGCTGCTCCAGAACTTTGTTCACAAGGATGTGATGGTGGATTCGTTTCCCCTTGTATTCCGTGGTGTAGATGTAGCGGAGTTCTCGCCCGGCTTTCTGATAGCGTCTCCGGAGTCTCTTGATGTAGTTCGTGAGATGACGGATGGCCTCATCGTAGTCTTTAGGTTCTTTGGCATAGGTCAGGGTGATGTACTGATCTCCCTGTTTGAAGTTGGTGAGAAGAATTTCTTCCAGATGCCTCACTGCTCTTCTTGCATTGACTTTCGCCACGGCTTCCGGGGTCTTGTTGAAATTTTTGATACGAGTCTTCTTCCCTCCCAGACGGCAGGTGAAATACTTCTCTTCTACCCTTCCTCCCGGGTAGGTGAAAATTCGTTTTCGGTATGGCATCGGTCCTCCAAATAATAGCCTTAACAAGGGGGCAAAGGGGACGGAAAATCCCCTTTGTGCCTTGCTTTTCTGGACTTTTTCTGAAGGGCGTGATATACTCTCATATAGAAAAACGTGAATTTATATTTTCACCCTTCGCCGCCTGTTCCCGCAGGCGGCTTTTTCGTGTACAAACATTTCCCATTGCTGGCCGCTGTCATTGGTACGTGGTATTCACACGTTTCACAATGTTCTTCACAGACGGCCGCTTTTTCTTTGGGGCAATGGCAGGCGTGCACTATGCCCCTATGACATACAGGGCAAATGGTATTGGTTTCTCTTAGTATTTGAAGCCTGGTCTTTTCTCTGGCAAGCAGTTCTTCCGGATCTTCTTGATACGAGTAGTTTCTGCAGTCTGGTATAGGGCTGTCAAACTTGCTTCTCTTTCTTCGTGCCATGCCTTCACTTCCTTGCTTTCGAGATACTTCTTCGCGATTCTCTGCCACTCCTTGTCCACACTCCCGAATCCGTTATGGAATACGTAGAAGTGGGTCTCGGGATCCAGTGAGAGAAGGTTCTCTGCGATGTCTTCTCCGCCGGAAGCTACCGGAATGACGTGGTGGACGTGGGTTCTCCCCGCCGGATACGGGACGCCCAGCATTCTTTCATATACGTCCCAGAGGTCTCTATCCCTGAGGCGGACGATCTCAAAGAGCTTGTACCTATTATTTCTCGACAAACGAATCGTCTTCTGCCTCCGGCTTCCCTCTTTTGGAGATTCTTCTTACCATGTCGCTTTCCCCTTCAGCAGGCGGATCATCTTCCGTCTCCTTTGGGATCAGGTCATCGATCTCTCCCGAGAGCCCCTTCTCACCGACTTCCTCTTTGATTTCGTCGAGGAGATTCTGCGTCAGTGCTCTCAGAAGGCAGGTCTGTCTGGTGTATGGGTTCTTTCCCTGTTCTCCATAGGCTTTGATCACCTGATGGGCACACACCACCAGACTTTCTTCGTTGTTGATGCCGATGCGCATTTCTCCGTTACCATCTTTTGTAATGAGCAGGATGCAGTCGTCACATTCGATTTCCTTTTTGATTTCTCTGATCTTTCTGTCGATGTATTCTTTGATTTCTTTCTCAGTCATTTCTACCCCTCATCTTTCTGCGAAGTTCATTCCCCGGTCCTTTGTCCAAGGCTTCGTGAATCATCTGGTCTAATGTTTTTCTGCTGTATCTTTCGCGGCAGTCCATGTGTGTCGGCACAAGGCGGCCATTCATCTTTTCCATCATTTCTTTCCCTCGCGGGATGGGTTTCCCGCAGCGTGCGCAGTAGTAGATCATCAGAGCGCCCCCTTCTCGGTAAGGGCGATCAGTTCCTTCAGCACGGAGGCGCGGTTCAGGTGCCACTCGGCAGCGGAATCTTCTCCCAGCTCCATGTCACGCTTCGCGCGTACAATTTCCCGCTTTTCCAGCTCCTGGAATTTTTCTACAAGCTCTGCTTTTGTGTATGTGTCCTGCATGTTCTTTCCTCCTTTCCATAAACGCCGGTGATGCCGGTAGCCCTTTCGATTTCTTTCAGGCTCTCTTTCAGGGCGCTGATGTAACCCGCGTGCCAGAAGTAGTCTTTGACTCTTCCTTCGTGGTCTGCATTGTCTGCCCGTGCCTGTTCTTCATAAAGCTGCCTTTTGATGTGCTTCATGAATTCGATAATGATCCCTTCGTCAATCATGTTTCTTCTCCAGCATCTGGGCGATATGTCCTGCCGCCATGGAAGGATCCAGCCCGGTTTCTTTGCAATATTCCTTGATGAGGGCGGCAGCTGCCATGATGGTCCATTTCGGATCTTTATCCGACTGGTCGATCGCCACGTGGCACAGCTGCTCTCCGATCATCCAGAGCTTAACCCAGCAGCCTCTCATCCGCTTTCACCTCGATCTCGAGCGTAGTCATTGTGCCACCGCCATAAGGAGGGTGAACGCAAGGACGCCAAGGGCGGTCGTCCCGTAGACTGCAAATTCGTGAAATACCTCTTTCCAGAAAGCATTCGCTGCCTTTTGCTTTTCTGCAGCGATGTTTTCCTGTTCCCGATCGCGAGCATCCATCATCTGATGGACGACTTCTACTGCTTCTGCACTGGTCATGGTTTCCTCCTATCAACTTCTCCATGCAGCGAACCCTGCTGCGAATGCCAGGATAATGATGAAGGCGAGCTCTGCCAGCATGTACCCCGCCATTCTCTTCCTGGCTGCTCTCTGCTCTCTCATTTTCTCTTCGATGTCTCGACACCGCCTGCGGAGCATGTCTGCTTCCAGAGCGAGCTCTCCTAATGTCTTTGCTTCTTCGTCAGTCAAAATGGTTCTCTCTCCTCTACATGGAGATCGATGTTCTCGATCTTCAGGTTGTGCCGCAGGTATGTCCGGCACCCGACTAATACATTGACGGCTTCCTCATAGGTGAGGTCACTGTCTACTAAAACATTCAGCACTTCCTTGATGGTGGCACTTCTTTTCTTTCTCCATGCCTCGAAGGACTTTGCAAACTCTTCTGCCGTCTCGTTCATCTGCTTTTCCAATTCTTTCTTGTCCATGGCTTCTCCTTATTTGCAAATGATAATAAATACATTCACTGCGGCTGCCGCCAGGTTAAGCAAGCAGACGACAAAAAGCATGTCATTCAGCTTTCGCTGTCTTTCATACTCGTCCACGATAGCCTCACATTCCCTTCAGTCTCTTACAATTCAAAACCTCGCGGATCGCGGTGATGATGGTATCGCCGCAGATGTTCACGCGTGCGAATCCTCCGTCTCTGAAGTGGATCCATGCGACGTCCTCGCCTTCCTTGTTCTTTGCCACCTCGATATCGAAGATCTCCGCGTCGCCCTCATTGAGAGCTTGCACTAGGTAGCTGAATGCGAGATCTCTTCTCGCCTCAAAGTCCATTCTCTGTTCTTTTTCTAATTCTTCTTCTGTCATTTTTCCTCCACGTTCCTCCTTCCTGCTATACTGATAGGCAGAAAGGAGGTGATACCTATGATTCTTCGTCGAAATATTTCTGGCATTATCGCCAGCGGTTATGAAGACGGACACCTGCAGGTGATTCTTCCCGGTCGCCGCCGCATTGAGTTTCTTGCAGACGTCCCTGAAGCAGAGCACTCCGCTATGCTTTCTTCTCCGGATCCTCGCCGCTATCTGGACGGTCTGCTAAGAAGGTACCGGCATAAGGATCCGGTTGAGACTCTCGGCTGATTGCCGCTTCCGGTATCCCATATCGCCCTGTCATGAGTTTCGCGCCGTCGTATCTTACTACGACTTCCGCTTCGTCCAGCCCATGAGATTCCTTCCTACGTTTTCTCATGTAGTCCATCAGTGGCTGCACCGCCTTCTCGAAGTTTTGGAAATCCAGAAGGTCTTCTCTCTTATCTCTCTTGAGAAACTTCTTCGCCTTCAGTGCTATGGCGTCTGATGGGAAAATGAACATATGATCTTCCTCGAATGGGATCCCCGCCGCGAGCAGTTGCTCGCGGCATTTTTTGAATTCGTTCTCATCCACTCTTCTCACCTCCCATCATCTTCTTTACTCTTTCCATGGCGTCCGAAAGGAAATAGAACTGGTCTTCGTAGCCGGATACTTTCTTCTCCAGCTCCCGGATCCTTTTCTCGAGACGCCTTCTTTCAAAAGGGCTCATGGGGTTCTCGTCCCCTTCCAGGCCTTCCGCCCTTTCGACGGAGGCCCGGGTGTACCATACGCCCGGGATTGCGAGCGCCCTTTTAATCAGCCCGTCTTTCTCCCGTCGGGCGATGGTTGATGTGTCGCACCCCCAGCGTTTGGCCACCTCTTTCTGAGATAGCAGATTCTCACTGTGTGGCATGGCTTCCTCCTTTCCCCAGCGGGTTTTCATAGCCGCCGGAAATATCGGTTTATACGGATTTCTGTATTTCTTTGGTAAAAAAAAGACGCATAAGGTCATCTCCAGAGAGCCCACCATACTTAGCGGTGGCATCTATCTCTGTCTGCCTGAATGGGATATTACAAGCTAGCCTTTCATAAAGTGCGGTTGTACCGATCCCCAAGAACTTTGCATACTTGTCATTAGAGCCAAAATTCTCTTTGATGAATCCTCTTAAATATCTGTAATCGTATTTCACTGCCATATTTTCACCCCCTTACTTTATACGGATTTCCGTATCACGCCTATATCTTAACTCACTCCGTTTAATAAGTCAACGGTTTCCCGTATATTTAATTCTGTTTTCGGTTGCTTTTGTCCTGCTTTCCGTATTTATATAGAAAAGAATTCTACAGAAGGGTTGGTGTCAATATGAAAGAAGAGCTCATCAAAAGACTCAAACGAATAATGAATGAAAGAGAAATTACTGCAGCTGAATTATCTAGACGTTCTGGTATTCGTGCTTCCTCAATCTCTGACTACTTAAAAGGTAAATACGAACCCAAGCAGGATAAAATTGATTTAATTGCAGAAGCGCTTTCAGTAAGTCCCGCATGGCTAATGGGATATGAAACAAAAAATGGTTTATCATCCAAGGCGCTTACTATGGAAGTTACTCCCGCTGAGCAACAACATATCAAGAAATACCGCAAGCTATCCCCCGCCGGAAAGGAAGAGGTGGATCACTACCTCGACTTCCGTCTCTCCGCTGAAGCTCCCCGGGTTGAAAAAGATGCGGAAATATCATCTTCGT